ACGAGCTGCGGCTCCGGGCGCGGCAAAACCCCGCCGGTCTCGGCTTCCCGGTGTGCTGCATCGGGAGCCGCGTAAAAATACCGAGAAAGCCGTTTCTGGCGTTTCTCGGGGAAAAGGAGGAAGGAAAATGATCTCGAAGAGAGAATGGTACGCCGCGCTGCGGCGGATGCTCAAGCGGGCGGCGCTGGTGTTTGGCGGTCTGTTTTTGATGGCGGCTTTTTTCTACTGGCGCGTATTTGAACTCCAGCTCGAGGCGGCGCTGCTCGCGACGCTGTCTGCGGTGCTGACGGGGTACGGGATGGCATGATGGTCTGGATCTGTTGTCTCGTCTCCCGGCTCAAGGCGGCGTGGAAATCGCTGGTGGAAGCCGCAGAGAGGCAGAGAAATTATTGGGACGCGGAGGATGACAAATGTTTGTGAAGCTATGCGATGGATGCCCACGCGAAGAGATCTGCCAGGAGCGCATTTGTAAGTCCAGCTGGCTGCGGGAATGGCTGTGCAGCTGGGACAACATCCGCCGTTCAGGGGCAAAGAAAAAGGCTGCCCGCGTGGACAGACGCGAGCAGCCAGAGCAAGACAAACCGATCAGCCATCGGGAATATGTCTTTGGTCACATTTTAACAGCTGGATGGAGGGATGTCAAGTGAGCACGACACTTTCTCAGTGTGCAAAAATCTTGCGGCACCTGAAGGAGTTCGGTTCGATCACATTGTTTGAATCTATCTATGAGTGCGACTGCACAAGACTATCAGCCAGAATTCATGATCTGCGTTGCCGCGGCATCCCAATCGAAACTGAAATGATCGACACGGTCAATAAGCACGGAAAGCCGATCAAATACGCGAAATACAGATTGGAGGACAAACGTGTTGCCGGAAATTGATTATTCAAAAGACCCGCAGCAAGCGGAGCCGCGTGATTGTGATCGGCTCGGGAATGAGGTCTATGCTGGCGAGAAGATCTGGGAAGGTACATGCGGGCGCTTCAAATGCCTGGAGCGCAAGGACAGATACGATCCAGCCAACGAAGTTATGGCATTTCTGGTGGAAAACCTCGGGATGGACTTCATCATGGAGCAGTTAGGATTCGATAAGCGCGTGATCGAGTAAGGAGGACAATATGTTGAAATCATTTAACGAGCTGGTGCAGCTCGACGTGATGCCGTACTGCGACAAGCGGAAGGCAAAGGACGAAAACGGCAAACAGATCGAAGTGCCCTATCTCTCTTGGGGCAACTGCAAGATGCTGCTGCATGAGAACGGTGCGGAGAGCGTCTACTTCACGCCGCGCACCAATGCGGCCGGGAGCTATGTGTTCTGCCACTACGCAACGGCGGACAAAAACAAGCGGAGCACCGGGTGCTATTTCGTGTCCGTCGATATTCATATTGATGATAAGACGTACACGATGGACTATCCGCTGCTCAACGGTGCGCTGGTGGTCTATGCGGACACGCTGAACCAGCTCCGCATTTCCAACGCCCACGCCCGAGCCTTTGTCAAGGGGGTGGCGATTTACACCGGTCTTGGGTTTAAGCTCTGGACGGCGGAGAAGGACACGGACGGCGGCGTGGATGACCTGAGCACCCACAACATCTTCGCCATCAAGCAGCGCGTGGAGCAGCTTTTGACGCAGAAGATGCAGGACGGGTACACCGTGGAGGGCATTTGTAAGGGACTTGGGCTGAATAAGAAGCAGTTTGATTCCATTCTCAAAATGTTCGATCAGGTCAACACCTTCGAACAGATGCTCAAAAAGCTATGATTCGCGACCATGACCGCAGCGAGTGGTTTGGCGCGTCAGACACGGCAACGATCATGGGGAGCTGGGGAACAAAGACCTTTCGCCGGTTCTGGCTGCAAAAGCTTGGCCTGAACCGCGACCACTTCACCAATCTGGAAATGGAGACGGGCACGGCATACGAACACCGCATCCTGCAATCCATCGGCATTAAGCGGATGGACAGACAGATTCGGAAGTACGGTCTCCGGCTCCGGGTGAACCTCGACGGCGAGGACGCGGAGGAAATTTCCGAGGTCAAGACCCACAAAAGCGCCGCGTTCAAGGTCTCCCGCGCGTACTGGATGCAGGCACAGGTCGAAATGTACGCCACTGGAAAGCGGCTTCGCATTGTAGCGTATCGCTTAGAACCGGAGGATTACGACAACTGGTTCCGCGAGATAGACCCGGACAGGCTGAGCTATCATCCAATCCCCTATGACCAGGAATGGATCGAGCGCGAATATCTGCCGCGCCTGAAGTATCTGGCGTGGTGCCTACGGAAAGGAGTAATGCCGATTGACGGAGCTTACATTCGAGCAGGCTGATTGGATGATGGACGCGGCAGGGACGTGGCTGCGGCTGAAGGTCGACACGCCGAAGAAGGCACTGGCGTTTCTGGAGAACATGAAGGTCGGCAAGAAATACGTCGCCATCCTGAAGCAGTTCTTCCAGAAGCGAAGCAATGATTCAAACTCCTATGCGTGGTGTTTGATGAATAAGCTGGCGGACAAGCTCAACATGGGCGTCCGTGACCTGTACCGGCATTACATCCCGGACATTCCGAACAACAGTGAAACAGTCTGTGTGCCGAACGGATCAGTGAAGAAGCTGCGCTCCGGATGGGAGCACAATGGCCTCGGGTGGTGCAGCGACGTCACGGCCTCGAAGCTGCCCGGATGCACCAATGTCGTCCTCTACTACGGAAGTTCGACCTTTGACCAGCACCAGATGGGCATTATGCTCGACCTCATCATTGAGGACTGCAAACAGGTTGGGATTGAAACACTGACGCCATCCGAGCTGGCGCGGATGAATCTGGAATGGGGTGAGAGAGCTGCACAGGCAGACGAGGGCGACTAGCATCTCGGCAGCGGTCAAACAGGCCGTGTGGGAGCGCGACAGCGGGCGCTGCGTCCTCTGCGGGAGACCGGGCAATCCGTGGTGCCATTACATTTCACGGGCGCAGGGCGGTCTTGGACGGCCTGAGAACATCGTGACGCTCTGCGACCCTTGCCACCAACGGTTTGACCAGTCAGCCGACCGTGCGGCGCTCAAGGCCGCGCTTGCGAATTATCTGAGAAGCAAGTATCCCGAGTGGGATGAAACAAAATTGATTTACAGGAAAGGAACTTGAAACATGGAAATCACGAACGAAAAATATCAGGAGCTTGTCGAGGCAAAGGCAACGCTCGATTTGCTCTGCAAGCTGTATGCCGGCCTTCAATCGTACCAGTTTGACGATGTGTGCAAGATGATCCTCGTGAAGCAGGAGGCAAAGGATGCTGAATAACATCTGATTTTAGGAAGGGGGCGCACAGATATTGAGTTCCGATTCTCGGACAAAAGTTTTGTGGAGCAAAGATGATGTTGATGCCTTGAGAGAAAAATATATGGTGTCCGACGCAGAAACGTTGCGCAAGATGTTTCCAAATAGAACGATAGACGCCATACGCAAGAAAGCAAGAAAATATGGCCTGTATGTTCCAAAAGAAATGGAATTTATCAACCGTTCAAATGTGAGACGCGGCGAACTCGGTGCAAATTGGAAAGGCGGCTTTAGATACACCAGAAAAGGATATAGGCAAATACTTATGCCAGGCCACCGAAGAGCGGATTCAAGCGGATACGTTATGGAACATATTGCAGTTTGGGAGCGTGAAACTGGTCTGGAAATCCCGGAAAACTGTGTAATCCACCATTTAAACGGAGTAAAAGATGACAACAGAATAGAAAATCTTTCTCTTATGGAAAGAGGGGCTCACACAATTTTGCATCATACAGGTACACATTTGGGTGAAGAAACAAGAAAGAAAATTAGCAATAGGAGGAAGAGCCGTTGTTAAACACAATTGCAATCATGGGAAGGTTAACCGCTGACCCGATACTGCGGAGAACGCAGAGCGGTGTTGCGGTTGCTTCCTTCACGCTGGCCTGTGAGCGCGACTTCGCGGCGCAGGGCGAGACGAGAGAGACTGACTTCATCGATATTGTCGCGTGGCGATACACAGCGGAGTTCGTCGATAAATACTTCTCAAAAGGCCAGATGGCCGTTGTGACTGGCAGACTTCAAATCCGCAACTGGGAGGACAAGGAGGGCAACAAGCGCCGCTCGGCGGAGATCCTCGCCGATCACGTCTACTTTGGCGAAGCCAAGAGAGACAAGACGACGCAGGGTGAACCGCAATACGACCCGCAAGGCGGTTTCAGTGAGATCGAGGACATCGATACCACCTTGCCGTGGGGATGAGGTATGGCAAAGAACAAAGACCCTGCTGTCCTGTTCTACACGTCGGATTTCCTCTCCGGCTGTGCTCTGATGGATATGCGGGAGCGTGGGCAGTATATCACGCTCCTGTGTCTCCAAAGGGAACGGGGGCACATGACGATGCAGGAGATCACACGGGCGGTCAAGAAGCCGTCTGACGAGGTCATGAGCAAGTTCCGGCAGGACGAGGAAGGGAAATACTACAACCACCGTATGGAGCAGGAGATCGAAAAACGGGACGCGCATTGTCAGCGTCAGCGAGAGAACATTGCCAAACGGTGGAATAAAGAAAATGCCCCTTCTGGTATACCTGATGGTAACACTGACGGTAATACCACGGTATTACCTTTAGGAAATGGAAATGGAAATAGAAAAGAAAGTGTTTCTATTTCTGAGAAGGAACGTAAGGACGATAAGTTTGACGTATTCTGGAAAGCATACCCTCGGAAAGTTGGAAAAGGGGATGCGAGAAAGGCGTTTGCGAAGGTCAAAGTGCCTGTGGAAACGCTCCTGTCGGCCATAGACCAGCAAACACGCAGCGAGCAATGGACGACGGAGAATGGGCGCTTTATCCCAAATCCGGCCACTTGGCTGAATCAGGGGCGCTGGGAGGACGAGCTTGCAGCGCCGGAGAGCAAATATCACACGAAACCGGGCTATGGCGTTCAAAGGCACGGAGATAAGCTCACCGACTTGGAACGCGAGGCCATTGCCCGGATGATGGAGGAGGACTAGGAAACATGAAAGCTAGAATTCTCGGAAATGATTTCAACCGCATCATGGATGCTACGAAGCAGTTTTGCGACACCAGCACGCGGCACAAAGAGCAAGAGTACATCCGTCTGGACTTCGATGCTGAGACCCAGCGCGTGACGGCTCACGCTTGCGACGGCTATCGCCTGAGTGTGGAACACTCCGTGATTGGTTCCTGTGATGAAAACTTCACGGTATACATTCGCGGTGGGTTCCGCTTGCCGAAGAAGCAGTACGCGACGATTGAGAAGATCGAAAATGAAGTGCAGATCCGCTGTGCGGGTGTGCTGTTCGGGTTTAAGCAGCCTGACAACCCAAATCCGTTTGACTACGAAAATGTGTTCCCGAAGGAAAAGCCGCAATTCAAAATCGCGTTCAATGGAAATTATCTGCTGACAGCGCTTCAGGCGGCAAAGATAAGTGCTGGCAACACATTCCGAAATCCGATCATTTTGGAATTTTGGGGGCCTTTGAATCCTGTCGTGATTCACACAAACGAAGATGATGCAAAGTTAGTGCTTCCGATGCGGACGAAAGAGACGACGGAATGGAAATGACGAACTGCGGCTACTTGGCCGCGCGGAACGCTGCGCAGATGCAGCGGGAAAGGAACGGAAAATGCTTCTCAAAAAAATGGCACAGGCAATCGCCTGCAAGCACTGTGAAAACCCCTCGAAGCTCTATGAGCTTCAAATCCATGCCGACGAACAGGCCCGCGAAATCCTCCGGCTGAACCATGTGCTGGATGATGTCAAGAAGGAACGCGACGCGGCACGTCAAGCGGCAGACGAAAAGCAGCTGATGTTGGAGGATGCGGCTGAGTCTCTTGCGGTGATCTTAGAAAAAAATTGTGACAACTGCGGCAAGAAATGCCGGGTGAAGCCGAAGCCGGAAGAACTGGCTCGTTATAACTGCCACCTGTGGGTGCAGAAGGAGCCGGAACATGACGATTGAGTTCAATGTGCCATATCCCGTCCGCAAGAGCGCGTGGACGAAGCGCTACGGCCTGAACGCCTACTGGTCGGGGAAGAACCACCACGTCCGGGCGGCGGACGCCAGAGACCCTGAGGCGCTTGTGCGGCTGTGCCTGAGACAGCGGGGCGTTCCGGTTCGGCTGTTTGAAAAGCCGGTGTCCATCTCATTCTGGCACAACACGCGGATGGATATCGACAACCACGCGGCGATTGAGAAAATGGTCGTGGATGCGCTCAAAGGCTGGCTGCTGCGGGACGATGACAGGCGGCATTACAGAGAGAAACATAGCTTTTTCCACGATGAAAATTACATGAGGGTGGTGATCTCGGATGAGTAAAGCAGTTTTAATCAGCATCCGTCCGAAATGGAGCGAGAAGATCGTGTTAGGCGAAAAGACCATCGAGGTTCGCAAGACGCGCCCGAAACTGGAAACGCCGTTCAAGGTGTATATCTACTGCACCAGCGGTAGACCTGACCTGAACATTCCTATTTCGTCGGAACGCCTGATGCAGGACTACTTAGATACAGGTTCCATGCAGTCACTGAACTGCCCGCTTGGGAATGGCAAGGTCATTGGAGAGTTTACATGTGACCGCATCGACGAGTATGACGATGATACGATTTTCTCGTTCCGATATGAGGACTACGCGCGTTGGAACGATTTTGACCTTTACCGTGCGTGTATGCACCCGGAAGATTTCCAGAATTATGCCAACGGCAAGTGGCTGTACGGCTGGCACATTTCCAACCTGAAGATCTACGATGAGCCGAAGGAGCTGGGAGAGTTCACAGGGCTGCGAAAGACGAAGTTCGGCATGGAGCCTGTGGCGATCACGCGGCCATTTCAAAGCTGGGGATATGTGGAGGAATTGCGAGAATGAACGTCGTCTACAACGTGGATTGCTTTGAATATATGCGCAGTCTGCCAGACAAGGCATTTGATCTGGCTGTGGTCGATCCTCCGTATTTTTCCGGCCCCGAACGGCGCGGCTACTACGGGAACAAAGTAAGCTCCATCGGCGTTCATCGTGATTATCCAATCTCCCCAAAGTGGGATGTGCCGCAGGCCCCATATTTCAAAGAGCTGGACAGAGTGGCGAAGAAGTACATCGTATGGGGCTGCAACTACTTCTACTATCACTTCCCCGCCGGGCGGATCGTGTGGGACAAATGCAATGCTTCCAGTTCATTCAGCGATTGTGAGATTGCCGCCACAAACTGCCATGACAGCGTTCGTCTATTTCGCTTTATGTGGAATGGGATGTGTCAGGGAAAAAGTATCGTAGAAGGTGCGGTCATGCAGGGAGACAAACGCAAGAACGAAAAGCGTATCCATCCCACGCAAAAGCCAGTCGCGCTTTACGAATGGATCTTCAGCCGCTACGCAAAACCGGGAGACAAAATCCTCGACACCCATCTTGGCAGCGGAAGCAGCCGGATCGCGGCGTATGACGCCGGTTTGGATTTTGTGGGATGCGAGATTGACAGTCATTATTTCGAGGCACAGGAAGAACGCTTCGCAGCGTATACGGCACAGGTGGCGCTATGGTGAAGCCGCCGTGTGAGAGGAGCTGTCCGCGGCGGACAGTGGGATGCCACACCAAGTGTGCGCCTTATCTGGAATATGAGGAAGCGAAACAGGCGGAATATCGGGCGAGAGAAGTCGAACGGAGCCGCGACGCCTACACTGCGGATGCAAAGAAGCGGTGTAAGAGCGTGGAGAGATTACGGAAAGTGGGATTACTGAAATGACGCATCTGAGTTTATTTTCGGGAATCGGCGGACTTGATCTTGCTGCGGAATGGGCAGGATTTGCAACCGTTGGGCAATGCGAATTTGCAGATTACCCAACAAAAGTGCTGGAAAAGCACTGGCCGGATGTGCCACGCTGGCGTGACATCCGGACTTTGACGAAGGAGAGTTTTTATGAGCGGACAGGCCTACGAACAGTTGACGTTATTTCCGGCGGATTCCCATGCCAGCCCTTCTCCGTGGCTGGAAAGCAAAAGGGCAAAGGGGATGATCGATACCTCTGGCCGGAGATGCTCCGAGTTATCACCGAGCTGCGCCCACGTTGCGTTGTCGGTGAAAACGTTTCTGGACTTGTTCGAATTGCGCTTGCGGGAATCCTTTCCGAACTGCAAGGCGTCGGCTACGAAGCAAGGGCTTACAGTTCTGCGGCTTGGGATGTCGGCGGACTGCACAAGGGAGAGAGAATCTTTATCGTGGCCGCGGCCAACGACGGGCGCGCCGCTGTGCGGCGGAACACACAACTTCCGGCAGATGGTGGCACTGAGAGACGCGGGGGTCGTCACGGAGGAGGAGCGGAAAAACCTGACCTGTGGAAGCGGTGGGAAGTCGAACCCCGCCCTTATGGAGTGGCTCATGGGATTCCCAATCGGGTGGACAAGCTTAAATGCCTCGGAAACGCGGTAGTGCCGCAGCAGGCATATCCGATTTTCAAGGCATTGGCGGAAGAATTGCAGAGGGAGGATTTGTTATGAATTTGAAACCGAAGGATGAATCGACCTGCATCGGTGTGCTATTCAAGCATTGCATTGACCAGATCGAGCGCGACCAGAAGGAGCTGGCCGCGCTGCGGGAGAAATTACCGAAGTGGATCAGTGTGAAGGAAAGACTGCCAATAGACCATCTCAAAAAATATCTCGTTGCTTTTCGGGACGCGGGCGGCTCGATTGTAGATATGGCCAGATACATCCCGAGCGACGGATGGACGTGCGATAATTGGGACGTACCGCAGAAATTGATTACCCACTGGATGCCGCTGCCGGAAGCGCCGAAGGAGGTGGAGTGATGGAAAATCTGTTGCAAAACTTCGCCAGCGGGCTGTGGATCGTATTGGGCGTGTACTGGTTCTTCGGGCTAAGGAAGTGGAACAAGCGGTTCAGCGAACTGTATGACGAGTTGAAGGAGGAGGTGGAGCGATGGAACGACTGACTTATTTCAAAGACGGATACTGGCGGGTAAATTTCAGCGGAGTGCAGTACCAGGCAGATTTTGTTGACCGTCTCGCAGCCTATGAGGACAGCAGACTATCCCCGGAGGATGCGGCAAATCTGCACGCAATTTTGAGACTGGGCGACGGCATGACGCTGATGCGCCTGCGGGAGCTGGCCGTGGCCGATCAGGAGGGGCGAGTGATTGTCCTGCCGTGCAAGGTGGGTCAGCGGGTGTTTGCCCTGCTGGACACGGATAAGCATATAAGCGAGTGCGAGATAAAGCAGATCGGCCTCGGTAATGAGATCGGATTTGTTGGCCTTGAGCCAATAGGCGCCAGAGGGCGGAAGTATGGCGTAGCGCTAAATGGATTTGGCAAAACCGTCTTTTGGACGAGAGAAGAAGCTGAAAAGGCGCTGGCGGAAATGGAGGGAAAATGATGGTAAAAAGAATCTGCGACCGATGCGGAGCCGAAATAAACCCCACGAGTTCGGCAACGTATGTAAACGTAAGGGGCGCCTATCGCGATCCAACGGGAGAAATCGAGCTTTGCTGCTCATGCGGGAAGCGTATTCGCGAATGGCTAAAACCGACGGAGGAGGGCAAGAAGGATGGCGTATAACATCGACTGCGTGTGTGACCGTTGCGGAGACTACCACCTGTGTTGGCTGAACATGACCGTATCCTACACGAGCGCCGTATCCATCGCCAGAAGCAGCGGCTGGAAAGTGACCAAGAATGGGTGGATTTGCCCGGACTGCGTCCGGAGAATACAGGAGGAAAAGAAATGCAGAAAATCGTAATCGTACATCATCTGAAAGACGTGCAGCACTACCTGTTCAGCGTACCCGATGACCAGAACTTGAACAAGGGTGATCTGGTGCTGGTGCGTAACAGCCGCGGAGAAGTGCCGGCTGTGTGCGTATGCAGCAGCTTCTCGGTGCCGGAGAACGTCCTGAGCACACTACAACAGCGATACGGCGGAAAGAGCCTGAAGCCTGTCATCGGAATCGCAAAGATGACTCGCTTCGATGACGACAAGAGAGCGGGCCGGCGGACGAAGCGCGTCGACGACCGGCTGACAGAAGATCTCTGTATCGGGGGAAAGCATTGCTGGCAGGTCAAGGAGGCCGGGAATGAACTCTGCAAAGACGTGTGCCGCCGGAGAGGCGATGCCGGATGTGAAGGATGCCCCATCGCCGAAGCTATTGACAAACTGGCTGTCTACGAAAACACAGGCGTTTCGCCGCAGGAACTTCAGGAGGTCGTGGATCTGTTCTCCGAGTTCGTCGAGCCGTTTGTGCCGGCGGAACTTCAGAATTGGATGGAACGCTGCATCTGGCACGTCCAGAAGTGCAACGACCAGCACCAAGAGATCGAACGGCTGAGAAAAGAACTGGGAATTGCCAACGGAACCATCGTTCCTGCGGCTGAGTAAGGAGGAAGAGATGAAACACTATCTTCCGATCGATACAGACGAGCGGAGAGAGGCGTATCTGCTGATGTTCGGAGCGGTAAAGGCGATGAGCGAGAAGGAGGCGCGGAATGGAAAAGCTGGCAAAGCGGATCAGGAGCAGCAACAAACAGTATTTTGACGCCGGCGTGGACGCTGGGACGCAGAAGACGTGTGACCTTCTTCTGGTGGCGGCCTATGAGTGCGGTTTTGTCCGCACGCCCGAAAAGGCGAAGAAGCTGATGGAGACCTTGACGCAGCTGGAATCCGAGTACGGCGTCGCATGGCAGTGCAGGCCGGAATCCGACGAAGCGATTGCGAGAATCGACTATGTGCTGCAAAAGGTCTGCGGCGGGTACTTCCAGCCGTTTTTCGAGCGGAACGACCTGATAAAGGACTGGTGGGACAGATGATATGCAGCTGTGGCGGAAAGTTTTACTCGCTGGAAGTCCGGCCTTACAAAAAGAACGGCATACTGCAACGGAGACGGTACGAATGCCGGAAATGTCACAAGGTGATCTCTGTTGCGGAGGTCGACGAGAAGGAATACAAGGAGATCAAGGGGAAAATCACGGAGCTGGGAATCAAGCTCTATGCGGTCAGAAAGGAATTGAAAAACTGCTATGAAAATTGTTTTGGAACCGTGGGCGATCATGCCGACACGGGCGCATGAGTTCGATGCGGGGCTTGATTTGTATGCACCGCACGACGCGACAATTCGCTCGAAACAAAGCTGCCGATTTAGTACGGGCGTACATATCCAGCTGCCGCAAAACACGGTTGGCTTCCTAAAAAGCAAGAGCGGGTTGAATGTCAATCACAGCCTTACCAGTGAAGGGGTAATAGACTGTGGTTATACGGGGAGCATCGTGGTCAAGCTCTACAACCACTCGGATCGTTCGTACCGGGTGCGGAAGGGTGATAAAATCTCTCAGTTGGTGATCCTGCCCTGCCTGCTGCCGGAACTGGAAGTGGTGGATTCTCTGGAAGACACCGAGCGAGGAACCGGAGGGTTCGGGAGCACGGGGAGATAATGGAAGATATTACAAAACAGGAATATTCCGCGTGGCTGGAAGAATCTATAAGCACCGTGTTGAAGCTGAAGCCCGCGTCAATCTGTATTTGCGCGACGAGAGAAGACGGAATAACGTTTACGGGGTATTACAACGCAACAGCACAGGATAAGGCTGCCTTTGCCCACAACATCCAGAGTGACGTTGTAATGGATATTATCAAGGCCAACGCGGACGCAATCAAAGGAATCTTGGAAGGTGAGAGTGATGAAGAACTGCAATAGCTGTGAATTCTGCATCGCGTGGTGGTGCGATCTCTATGAACGGTTTCTGGATTCGGATGAGAACGGACCGCTGCCGTGCGAGGAATGTTTGAAGATCGGAGGGGAGATAACTTGATTATCGATATTCTAAATATCTTGGTGTTGATTGAGTGGGCGGCGCTGGGGATCGCGGTTTACATCAAGGCAAAGGGCCTGCACATAAGAGCACAACGAATGCTTGATTCGCTTGATGATGATGTGGAGGAAGTCGATGGAGCAGCAACAAATTAACACGGTATTCCCTGTGAGGCTTAAAAGGCTGCGGGAGAGGCGCCGAATCTCACGAAAGGTGCTAAGCGAGTGCTGCGGGTTGTCCAAAAACGTCATAAGCCAGTACGAACGCGGAGACCGCGAACCGACAGCCTCATCCCTCGCGCAGATCGCGGATTTTTTCGAAGTATCAACGGACTACCTTTTGGGGCGGCAAAATTTCCTTTAACCCACTATTGTGGGCATTTTTAGAAGAATATATGCGATAATGTAACCGTAGGGGCTTGACGACCCCCTACGGTTTCTTCCTTCACCGGCTACGCAGCGGGATCTGCGGAACCTCCTTTTTGTATTTGGTGTGCTTTATGCGGGATATTTGGAGTTTGGCGGGTAGCTCCAAGGAGAAGGAAGAGGAAGGAGAAACAATGAACGTACAAAACAGGAAATTATCTGAACTCACCCCATACCCGGGGAACGCGAAAAAGCACGACAAAAAGCAAATCGCCAATGTAGCCGAGAGCATCCGGCAGTATGGCTTTGTGCAGCCGATCGTGGTAGACCGCGACGATGTGATTATCATCGGCCACTGCCGCGCGCTGGCTGCAAAGAAGCTCGGCATGGATGAGGTGCCGTGTGTCAGTATGGACGATTTGACGCCGGAACAAGTGAACGCCCTCCGGCTGGTGGACAATAAGAGCAACGAAAGCGACTGGGACTTTGACCTGTTGGCTGATGAGCTGCCGGGACTCGACCTGTCGGCTTTTGACTTTGACTGGGGACTTCGCGACGAGCTAAACCACTCTGTTATTGAGGATGATTATGATCCGGTTCTTCCTGCGGAGCCAAAAAGCAGGATTGGTGACGTGTACCAACTCGGGAACCATCGCTTGATGTGCGGAGATAGTACGTCCTTGACGGACGTACAAAAGCTCGTAGGGGGGGTGCAGATGGACTTGCTGCTCACTGATCCTCCCTACAATGTGGACTACAAGGGAACCGCTGGCAAGATCATAAACGATAACATGGAGGATTCAGCTTTTAGACGGTTCCTCACAGATGCATTCTCAAATGCGGCAATGGTAATGAAGCCGGGTGCTCCGTTCTACATCTGGCACGCTGATTCCGAGGGGTATAACTTCCGTGGGGCGTGCAGAGACGCAATGCTCCGAGTAAGGCAGTGTTTGATTTGGGTAAAAAACAGCATGGTCATGGGGAGACAGGACTACCAATGGAAACATGAACCGTGTCTCTATGGCGAGAGCGAGATTGAAGAGGACGAGCACGAGCCGTGCTTGTATGGATGGACGGAAGGCCACAAGCATTACTTTTTCAAAAACCGCAGGCAGACCACTGTTCTCAATTTTGATAAGCCAGTGAGATCAGCAGAGCATCCGACCATGAAACCGATTAAGCTGTTTGACTATCAGATGCAGTGCTCGAGTAAGCCGGGCGAGAATGTTCTTGACTTGTTTGCTGGTTCTGGCACAACGATCATGGCAGCAGAGCAGAACGGGAGACACGCATATTGCATGGAGTTTGACCCGAAGTATGCCGATGTCATTATTGATCGGTGGGAGAAATTCACAGGAGAAAAGGCGGTATTGCTCCATGACGATTGAAGAAGCGCAGGCGATCATTGATAAGACAAACAGCCCGTACTTAAAACGGGATATGGAGAAATTCATCAAACGCCAGCGAAGAAAGGAGGGCGTATATGGCAAGGCCGAAAAAGGAGATAGATCAAAAGCAGTTCGAGAATCTATGCGGCCTGCAATGCACGCTTGAGGAAATCTGCGGCTGGTTTGATGTGTGCTCGGACACATTGGAAGCATGGTGCAAACGAACCTATAAGAGGAGTTTTTCGGAAGTTTTTAAACAAAAGCGTGGAGCCGGGAAAATATCGCTCAGAAGAAGCCAGTGGAGACTGGCGGAGAAAAATGCAAACATGGCAATCTGGCTCGGGAAGCAGTATCTCGGCCAGAAGGACAACCCAGAGGAATCGGTTGATATGGAGGACACTTCCGCGTATCTGGCGGAAGCTGGTATGGAATGATTACGCAGACCCTTCAACCGAAGTTTGGCGAGAAGCATAAGGCATATATTGCGGCGGCGACGCGGGCGACGATTTCCGTAGCGGAGGGCGCTGTCCGTGCCGGTAAGACCATCGACAACATTGCGGCATTTGCCTATTTGATCGAGAAAGGGACGCCTGACCGCATCCACCTTGCGACAGGTTCCACAGCGGCAAACGCGAAATTGAATATCGGGGACGCGAACGGCTACGGATTGGAGTATCTTTTCCGTGGCCGCTGCCGGTGGACGAAGTATAAGGGAAATGAAGCACTGGTTATCCGCTCGCATAAGCGGGATTACGTCGTGATATTCGCGGGCGGCGCGAAAGCGGACAGTTTCAAGAAGATTCGCGGCAACTCCTATGGGATGTGGATTGCAACCGAGATCAACCTTCACCATGAGGACACGATCAAAGAAGCATTTAACCGTCAGCTCGCGGCGCGGGTTCGGCGGGTGTTTTGGGACTTGAACCCATCGGCACCCGGCCACTGGATATATGAGCACTACATCGACAAATTCCCGGAGAGCATGGGCGCGCGGTACAACTACCAGCATTTCACCATCCGGGACAATGCGACGATCACGCCGCAGCGGTTGGCGGAAATTGAAGCGCAGTACGACACGGGAAGTATTTGGTATCGCCGGGACATCCTCGGTGAGCGTTGCATTGCGGAGGGTTTGATCTATCCCATGTTCGGAGAGCAGTGTATCACGGACGAGGAACCGGACAGCGGCGAGTGGTACATCTCCATCGACTACGGCACCATGAATCCCTTCTCGGCTGGCCTTTGGCGTGTTGGGAATGGTCGTGCCGTCCGTGTGAATGAGATCTATTACAACGGGCGCGAGCTGAAGAAGCAGAAAACGGACGAGGAATATTGTGATATGGTGGAGGCGCTGGCGGGCGCACGCGCCATTTCTGCGGTGATTGTTGATCCATCTGCGGCATCGTTTATCGCGGCGCTACGGCGGCGCAGCGGGTTCAAGGTGCGGCAAGCGAACAACGATGTTGCAAACGGAATCCGCTGTGTGGCTGATTATCTGCTCGACGGGAAAATCAAAATCCATCGTCGGTGTGCCGCTACAATCCGAGAGTTCGGCCTATACCGCTGGGACGAGAAGCAGGACAACGACAAACCCGTCAAAGAGAACGACCACGCGATGGACGAAACACGCTATTTTGCCATGACGGTTCTGCGGCGGGCGTTTAAGCCGCATGAATGGATTCCAGATTTGGCGTTATGAGGTGAGAAATGAAAACATATCAGGATTTTTTAGAGATCGCCGAAAAGGGCGAACAGGCGCGGATGGATTTTGTGATATCTGCGATTGATTCGTACAAAGCAACGGACTTGTATAAGACGGCACTGACAGCTCGGGAATATGATGAGCACAGAAACGTGACAATCATGAACTATCAGAAGCTCCTTTATACGCTGTCCGGGCAGGCGATACCGGACAATTATTCCGCAAACTATAAGCTCCGCAGCAATTTCTTTTCGGCGTTTGTAACGCAGGAGACGCAATATTTGCTCGGGAATGGAGTAACGCTGAAAGATGCAAGCCACAAGGAACGGCTCGGGCCAACGTTTGACAATCGACTTCAGGACATCGGGCACGATTCGATTGTTGCTGGTGTGGCCTATGGCTTTTGGAACCTCGACCACCTTGAAACGTTTACAGCGCTCGAGTTTGTGCCACTACTCGACGAGGAAACTGGCGCTTTACGCGCGGGAATCCGATGGTGGCAGGTGTCCAGTGATAAACCGCTCCGGGCGACGCTTTTTGAAGTCGATGGATTCACGCAGTACATCCGCCGGAAGGGGAAGCAGATGGAAGTGCTCAAGCCGAAGCGCGGCTATGTGGCGGTTGTGGCGTCCTCGGTCGTCGATGGGATGGAGATTATGGAATACCGAAACTATCCCGGATTCCCGGTAATCCCGATGTATGCGAATCGCGCGAAACAGTCTGAGCTTGTCGGAATGCGGGAGAAAATCGACTGTTATGATCTCATTTCTTCCGGATTTGCAAACACCGTGGATGAAGCGTCTATTATTTATTGGACGATCTCCAATGCTGGCGGCATGGATGAAATCGATATGGCGAAGTTTAAGGATTCCATGCGCAAGCTCGGCGTTGCGATGGTCGATGAAGATGGGGCGAAGGTTGACGCCCACACGCTGACAGTTCCGGTCGACGCGCGAGAATCGCTTCTGAATCGCCTGAATGACGATCTGTACCGCGATGCGCAAATGCTCGATGTGAAATCGCTTCAGGGCGGACAAAAAACAGCGACGGAGATTCGCGCGGCATATCAGCCGATGGACAACAAGGTTGATCAGTTTGAATATTGTGTGCGGGACTTCCTGCACCTTCTTTTTGAGATTGTCGGAATTGATGATGAGCCGTCCTTCGTCCGGTCGAAGATCGTCAACCAGCTCGAAGAAACCCAGATGGTTCTTATGGCGGCGGCATATTTGGATGATGAAACAATTCTGAATAAGCTGCCGTGGTTGACGCCGGAGGAGGTTGAGCAGATCATGCAGCGAAGAGAAAACGCGGATATTTCCAGAGAAGACTTTGACGACGGAGGTGGCAACGATGAAATCCAAGATCAGGAATGATTTGGCCGTGACTGTCGATGGTGTCGATCTCACAACGATTTCGAAACCAGAGTTCTACGTCCGTCAGGCAAATAAGTTTTTTCAGTACACCCCTGAAATTGTTGATGAAAAAACGATGGTTGTCCGCATCCCGTTTGAGGATGCAATGCAGCTGACACCGAAGAAAATTGTGAATGGACTGAAATCTCCGCCGTGCATGGTACAATTCGCATTTACAAGGGAAAATGGCACACCGGACTATTCAGAAAAACTTGAGGTTGACGTGGAAGACCTCCTGAAAACGGAGGGGTACCAATGATCAGACTGAAAGTGAAAGGTGAACCGGTAAGGTTAAAAGTCGAACAGGCTAAAACGGTTCCGGTATCAGGCGGCGGCAACGTCTCATCTGCGCAGATCAACACCATTGTAGTCCTCGATCGGGCGGAATATGACGCGCTGGCCGTCAAGGACGCAAAGACACTGTATCTGATTCGGGGGTGACGGAATGATCACAGTCGGAGAAGAACAGCTCAAGGAGTTGTTTGTCGGCGAGATGGGCATCAAGAATGCCTGCATCGGCGAAGAATCCATCTATACCCGCCCGGGCGGATATTTATACATCGAACTGAGCGAAAAGAAAGGGGCATAACCTATGGCAAGTTTTTTCAATCTAATTCTTGATACGCTTGCACCGTCTGGGTTGACACTGAAGCTCAACAACGGCGCGACGTATGCAACCAGCAACACCGTCACCGCAACGATCACGCTGACGGATGAAACCAAGACCGGCTACCAAATGAAGCTCTGGGGCATCAAGGCGGCGGCAACGGAAGAGGACGCATCGTGGGAAACCTTCGCGGCCAGCAAGTCTATCGTTCTGACGGAAGGCGATGGTCTGAAAACCGTACATATCAAGGTGCGGGATGACGTCGGCAACGAAACGGCTGCGGTCACAGCGTCTATCACGGTCAACACTGCGGTTCCGGTGGTCACGATCACTGGCCCCGACAAGACCAGGATCTCCAAAGTCTCCGGCTTCGACACCTGCGCGTTCTCCTTCACCTGCGACGTGGACTTCGAGGAATACACGGTGCGTGTTGTGCCGAGCACCAGCAGCCTGCACGACGCCGGTACGCAGATTCCCACTACTGGCGGTTCCAGCAACACCAGCGGCACGGCTGGCGGCTACAAGAAGGCCACTGCGATTGATGTCACCATCAAGGGCACTGACCTTGCGACGGCATCCTCCGGCGACGGTACGAAGATCATCAAGGTCTTTGTGAAAAACGCCGCCGGGACTTGGAGCGTGGCATAATGGCCGCGCCGGGACTGACGTTCACCATCACGGGGACTAAGATTTCGGCAGTCTCCGGGTACGATTCCATCACCGTCAAGTTCTCGTCGGACATCGCCTACACGGCCTTTGAATGCCGCGCGACGAAAACCGGCGAGGACTGGGGGCGAGGCAAAGGAGCGCTCATTGCGTCCTTTTCCCAGACCCCGGCGGGGACGGAGCGAACCTTTGAGGTCTACGACGATTTTCTCTTGAGCGGTGACGGAGAATATCGAATCTCCCTCTACGCACAGGGCGCGGATGGAAGTTGGAACGACAACTATGGTTTTGTGCCGTCCGGCACGACCAAGACCATGCTGACGGCAGACGGCAAGGAATTTCTCTGCATGAAGGAGTGATTTTATGGCAGACCAGTACAACAGTGCGCACACTGGCGCAGAGATCGATCAGGCGGTGTCTGACGTTCAAAACAACAAGGCCGCATGGAGCGCGAAGGAGCTGCCCGCGGTCACTGCTTCGGACAATGGGAAATTCCTGCGTGTTGTGTCCGGTGCATGGGCGGCTGTAGAGATCGCAAACGCGAATGGAGGTAGCTTCTGATGGCAGAGCTTTTGACGAACACAACCGACCTGACAAAGGTTGCATCAGCTATCCGGGAGAAAGGCGGCACATCTGACCCGCTGGTCTACCCGGACGGATTTGTGACAGCGATTCAGGCCATTCAGACCGGCACGGAATTGAAGATCGTCGTGTCTGTGACATCTGGTGCAACTGTTACCGCGACGAAAGGAAGCAAGGTCGTGAGCGGCACATCAGTCAATGGAACGTGTACGCTTACTGTGCCGGAGGCCGGTACATGGAGCGTATCTGCAAAACTGGGAATACAGACTTCTGACACGCAAATGGTTAGTCTTGCTGATGAATACTCGGCAACGCTGTTGTTCTTGGGACCGTTAAATGACAACGATTGGGAGACCATTCGTTCTGTCTCAGATGCAGGACAAGGCGCGAACTATTGGAGTGTTGGAGACCGCAAAGCGGTCACACTGAACGGCACAGTTGGTGCACTGACACTGTCTAACTTCACGACGTATGCGTTCATCATCGGATTCAACCATAATTCCAGTCTTGAGGGTACAAACCGCATCCATTTCCAACTTGCGAAGACCGCCCTCTCCGGCGGTACGGACGTTTGCTTCTGCGACAGTTCCTATAACTCGACCGTCTCGGTGACCGGCTATTTCTCCATGAACAGCAGTCAAACAGCCGTCGGCGGTTGGGAAAGCTCACAAATACGTACAAGCATTTGCGGAACGAGCCTCTCGAGCTATTCCGGGACGATTATCGCAATCATTCCTGAGGCGCTCCGTGCGGTGCTGAAATCCGTGACGAAGTACACAGACAATATGGGAAACGGAGACCCGACCGCAAGCGCAGTCACGGCAACAACAGATTACTTTTTTCTGCTGTCCGAGTACGAGGTATTCGGGAGAAACGCACGAGCAAACAGAAACGAAGGCACCAAACAAGCGCAGTACACCTATTATTCCGCCGGAAATAGCAAAACCAAGTACAAGCACAGCGCGACAAGCACAGAAGCCGATTGTTGGTCCCGTTCACCTCTTTCGGGAAGCACCACGCAGTTCGTGCTTGAGTCCGGTCAACGCCCCGTGTTTGAACGCGCGAACTATTCGCTCGGCTTCGCGCCCGGCTTCTGTGTATAGGAGGGAATTGTGGATTACATCACATACAGACGCTTCAAGGGAAAATCTATTTCCGGCGAAGTCAACATCCCGTTCGGAACAGTCTTACAGGAACGAGGCGGGGTCCTCTATCTCGACGAAAGGCCGATCTGCTGCGTGACGAGCGAAAACGGCTGGGAGCACTTCCGACCAGACACCGACGAGGGCAAATACCGGCAGGATATGCTAGAAAAGCTCTACCGATGGTATACAAAGCACGGATGCGGCGAGGACTTTGTAGATGAGCTGTGGCCGGGACAGGAGAACGGATACTGGAGGAACCGGTTGAGAACGGTCAGCACGGAACGGTTGAAACAGATCTATTTTGAGAAATTCGGGGTGATGCCATGTATGCAGTAAAAAAAGAGGGTGCGTTTGCCGGGTATGCGGACAGCATTATGCTCATCCGGCTGCATAGCAACGGCTGCTATGTACCGTGCAAGGAAGCGGAGGCCGAGGGCTTTTGTGCGAAGATGGCCGTGACGCTGACCGACAAGGACGGGAAGGAATATCAGGCACTGTCTGATACGGTGTTCCGGCTGGCGGGCAAGCTGCTGAAAGGCACAGAACCAGAGGGCAGCTATGAGGAAATGGGTGCGGCAATCCCGCTGACGGATGCAGAGACAGCAGCGAAAATTTTACTTGGGGAGGCGGAATGATGAGCTATACAGAAAGGGCAAGAGCATTGCGGCCTTACATTGAGAAAGCATCTGTGAGCCTAGCTGATGAAGATGCGCTGCAAGCAGTAGAGTTGTTTCCCCAATGGGTGATAGACCGCGCTTATGTAGTAGATGAGCGGCTGCAATATAAGAATGTGCTATATCGCGTGGTTCAGGCGCACACATCACAGGCAGATTGGACGCCGGACAAGACACCGGCGCTGTTTGTGATCGTTTCACTTGACGAATGGCCTGAATTCGTGCAGCCTACTGGTGCGCACGATGCGTACAAAAAGGGCGACAAGGTCACGTTTGAGGGCAAGCACTATATCAGCCTGATTGACGCGAACGTGTATTCGCCCACGGCATATCCGGCTGGTTGGCAGGAACAGGCATAAAAAATCCGCCGTTTCGGAGGAAATTGACAATGGAGGTGTGCGGTGGACTACGGGCATAAAATGACGGACAAAGAGCTTCAGAAGCTCGAAAAAAAAATTTCATCTGCTTACCGTGCCGCACAGCGCGAACTTGATAAAACCATCAAGGAATATTTCGAACAATTCCGTCTGCGGGACGAAGCAGAGAAAAAACGTGTTGAGGCTGGGGAGGTTACGCAGCAGGAATACACACAATGGAGGCTGGCGCAAATAGGGCGCGGAAAACGATTTTCGGCGCTTCGCGATAAATGTGCCGAGAGAATTACGAAAGCACATGAGATCGCCGTTGCGTATGTCAACGATGCGACACCGGGCATCTATTCGCTGAACCGGAATTATTCGGCGTATCAGATCGAGCAGACAGGCGCGAACGTGGATTTTACCTTGTGGGATGAAGCCACGGTGCGTCGGCTCCTTATCGAGAATCCAGAACTTATGCCATACTACCCGCCCAAACGGGCCGTAAAGCGCGGCATTGATCTTGCGTATGGGCGCAGGCAGATCACGGCCAGCGTGACAAGTTCCATCCTACAAGGGAAGAGCATCGTCGGGATCGCGGACGATCTCCAATCCAGAATCTATACAATGGATAGAGAATCTGCGATCAGAACGGCAAGAACGGCTGTAACTGGTGCGCAGAATGCGGGGCGTCAGGATGCGTGTGAGGCCGCACACAAAATGGGGATCGAAATAAAGAAGCAGTGGGTCGCCACGCTTGACGGAAGAACGCGCCGTTCGCATGCGCATCTCGACGGAGAGACGGTTGACTATGATGATGTTTTTTCAAATGGTTGTCGCTTCCCCGGTGACCCGCGCGGAAAGCCTGCAGAGGTTTATAATTGCCGTTGCCGTATGATCCAGCTTGTGAACGGCGTAGAGTTCCGCGCAAAACGTCGCATCCGTGACGAAAATGGTCGAAATGTCGTCGTGGATAATATCACATACAAGGAATGGGAGCGGATGAAGAAAAATGGAAGCGGACAGTCTGCAAATCGAAATCGATGATCATAGCGAAGAAGTTCGACAGGAAATTTCAGAATCTCTGCTCCGCGCACTTGAAACATGCGGGATTCAGTGCGAATCATACGCCGCGATGCTCTGCCCGGTTGATACTGGTGCGCTCCGCAACAGCATAACGCATCAGGTGTACCCATCTGAAAAGGCTGTTCACGTCGGAACACCGCTTGAATATGGCGCTTACGTTGAACTTGGAACGGGCATCTATTATGATGGAGGCAGGCAAACACCGTGGGTGTATCAGGATACAAAAGGAAATTGGCATTATACGCGCGGCAATAAAGCACAACCGTTTCTGAAGCCTGCACTGAATGACCACGCGGATGAGTATAGGGAAATCATTAAAAACGCGCTTGAAAATGCGTAATATCAGAAAAAAATTTCCGCATACCCACTATTGTGGGCGTTGCGGACTTTTTTTGCCTTAAAATTATAGGAGCAACCGGTAAACGCCGCGAAGCACTGCGGTTTTATACAACAGTCGTGCCGAGGAACCGGCACCGAAGAAAAGGAGACTGAACAATGGCACTTACCCGACGACTTCTTAAAGGCATGGGACTGACGGAGGAACAGATGGACACCATCATTGAGGCGCACTCCGATACAGTTGATGGGCTGAAAGGCGAACTGTCGAAGTACAAGGCGGACGCCGAAAAGCTCCCCGGCGTGCAAAAGGAGCTGGAAGACCTGAAAGCCAAAGGCGATGACGGCTGGAAGGACAAGCACGACAAAGTCAAAAGGGAATTTGACGAGTACAAGGAAGAGCAGACGAAAAAGGAAACCAGAAGCGCGAAGGAAGCCGCTTATCGTGACCTTTTGAAGGCTGCCGGTATCAGCGACAAACGTCTCGACGCGGTTATGCGCGTTACTGATCTGGACACGGTCGAACTGGAAGACGGGAAAATCAAAGGCGCTGATACGCTGAAATCGTCCATCGAGAAAGAATGGGCCGATTTTATTGTAAAGACTGACCAGAAAGGCGCGGACACCAAAAACCCGCTGAATAATGTCGGGGGCGAGACGATGACCAGAGCGGAAATTGCGGCGCTGCCGGATAGAGAGGCACGCAGAGAAGCTCGTCTCAAGCTCCTGCAAAACGAACAGTAAAGGAGACTATATATGGCTGAAACTAATCTCATCAAGAAAAATGATCTCGCGCGTGAGCGCGAAATGGAGTTTGTCGACCAGTTCGGCTATTCCATTAAGAAGCTCGTCGAGGCGCTCGGTGTGACCAGAAAGATCCCGAAACAGGCTGGCACTGTGCTGAAAGCCTATAAGGCAACCGGTACGCTCGAAAGCGGCATCGTTGGCGAGGGAGAAACTATTCCGCTCTCCCATTACAAGGTTGAGCCTGTGAACTATGCGGAGATCACCCTCAAAAAGTGGCGCAAAGCTACGTCTGCGGAGGCAATCACCGACCGTGGTTACGATCAGGCCGTCGAAATGACTACCACCGAAATGCTCCGTGATGTGCAGCGCAGCATCCGCAAGAGCTTCTTCGATTTCCTTGCGACCGGCACTGGCGCTGTGTCCGGCAAGGACTTTCAGAGCGTGCTTGCACAGGCGTGGGGCAACCTTCAGGTTCTCTTTGAGGATGACGAGATCGGCGCGGTCTACTGCCTCAATCCGCTGGATGTTGCTGACTATCTGGCGAGTGCGAACATCACGCTGCAGACTGCGTTCGGAATGACCTACGTCGAGAATTTCCTCGGCCTTGGTACTGTGATCCTAAATTCCAGTGTTCCGAAGGGCAAGATTTACGCCACTGCGAAGGACAACATCGTCCTCTACTACATCCCAGTAAATGGTGCCGACCTCAACGAAGCGTTTGCGTTTACGTCTGACGCGACCGGATATATCGGTATCCATGAGCAGCCGGACTATACCAATATGACCGCCTCTGACACGGTCGTCAATGGTATGGTTCTGTTTGCGGAGCGCCTTGATGGTGTTGTTGTCGGCTCGATTGACAACGGTACACTTGGTGCGCTGACCGTGACGTCCGCGGCTGGTACCGCTACTGGCGACACAAAGCTGACTGTTTCCCCGGCGAAGTCCGCAAAGGGCAACAAGTACAAGTATAAGTCGGCGGAAACCACGGCTCCAATCGTTGTATACGGAGAGAACGTGCAGAGCTGGAACGACTGGGATGGCAAGTCTGATCTCACTATCACGAGCGGTCACAAGGTCACTGTTGTTGAGTGCGATGGCAACTTCCGCGCACTGAAATCCGGCAACGCAACCGTTACCGTAAAGTAATTTAGGAGGGGCGCAATGCTGACAGAATTATGCGGACATTTGAAGAATTGGTTTGACCGTGAACGGTATGCCGGAACCTTCACCGTAGAAAATGGCAGTATTGCGCTTCCTTTTCTTCGGGAAGGACAGTATTTTAGGATTCTTGGCTCGACGTTCAACGACGGTGTGCATCAATACCCAGCCTATGGATTAACGGACGAGGCGTTTGACGGCGCTGTGTGGGCACTTGCAATACCGCCGTCCGTCTTGGCCCTTGACGCAGAAATCGAGGCATGGCAGGACAAGAACGGCGACACAGCAGCGTCACCGTATAGCTCGGAATCGTTCGGCGGGTATTCTTACTCACGGGCGACGGATGAGAAAACTGGCGGCGCAGTGACGTGGCAGAGCGCATTCCGTAGCAGATTGAATCAGTGGAGGAAATTATGAGCCTTTTGAATGACTTTGCCCGCCCTTGCGTGCTCATGGAGAAACACAGGGAGCCGGACGGCGCAGGCGGGTATATCACTACATGGACGGAGGGCGCGTCGTTTTCGAACTATCAAGCGCTGGACACGTCGATGGAAGCTCGCCGTGCGGAGAAAGAGGGCGTTACAAGCGTCTACTCGGCGCTCGTTGACAAGGCTGTTCCGATTGAGTACGGCGACTATTTCCGAGACACAGAAACTGGTACGACGTACAGAGTGACGTCAAACCCGGAGGAAAAGCAAGCGCCACGTTCCGCAAGTTTCACTCTAAAATATTTTACGGCGGAAAGGAAAGAGTTACCGGCATGACGAAAGATAAAGCATTACACGCATGGTTCGGCCAGTTTCTCCCCGCCTATCCGGCGTCCTCCGTGCCGGGGGACGCCGTTTTTCCGTGGTTGACCTATGATCTTATTCTCGGAGCGTGGGACAGCGGAGAAGCATCAATCACGGTAAACCTCTGGTATTACACCGAGAGCGAAGCAATACCAAATGCAAAGGCACAGGAGATCGCGGACGCTATTGGAATGGGAGGCGTTTTTGTTTCTTGCGACGAGGGCGCGATTTGGCTGAAACGCGGCACTCCGTGGTGTCAGGCGATTAAAGACGATTCTGAACCAAACGTCAAACGGCGGTATCTCAATATCACCGCCGAATTTATCACACCCAACTGAAAGGACTGATTTTATATGGCAAAGTTTACGAAGATCCCCGCCGATACGTTCAAACAGCTTCAGATCAATGCGGGCATCATTCTGAAAGATTTCGCCCCGGCTTCTGGCACATTCAAAGCCGCTGACCAGCTCGGTGCAACGACAGGCGGCGTTACCTTCTCGGCGACACCGACGTTTTCCGACTATGGCGGCGACGTTGACAACTGCCCCAAGAATATGAAGGAACTGAAGCGTCAGGAATCCATTGAGGCAAAGACCAGCGGCACGTTTGTCACCATGTCCACCGCCGTTGCGAAGTCTCTGATTGCTACGGCGGACATTGACGCACAGGATTCTACGAAGATCGTTCCGCGCCTTGATTTGGCCGATTCTGATTTCGATGATCTTTGGATCGTCGGTGACTATTCTGACAAAAACGGCGAGCAGAAGGGCGGCTTCATCGCAATCCACATGATGAACGCACTCTCTACCGGCGGATTCCAGATGAAAACCAGCGACAAGGCAAAGGGCCAGTTTGCGTTTGAGTACACGGCACACTTCGCAATGGCGGAGCAGACCAAAGTTCCGTATGAAATCTACATCAAAGCTGGCGAGGCGGACGCATAAGGAGGAAACATGAAACTTTCTGAACTGAGTACGGATCGCGCGGCGGATGTGCTGTGCGAGATTTCCGTTTTCCTGCTCAATATCACGAGCGACGAGGATGTCATCACATCCCTGAAACTCAACACAAAGGAAGCGAAAACCGTTGCAGAGAAATATGCAATGGCGGCAAATCGCGTCAGCCAGTGGGTGCCGATGCTTCTGAAAAACCATAGAGAAGACGTGTTCGGCATCCTTGCAGTTTTGAACGAAAAAAATGTCGATGACATCCGGAAGCAGAAGATTGTGGAGACGCTGCGGCAAATCAGGGAGATCGCGCAGGATAAGGAACTCATTGATTTTTTCTCATCGTGCGTATCGGAGGGGAAAGAGTAACACTCTCCCTTCTGGATGCGCCGAAAATTTCAGCGCCCGCACTCATTCGACTCCTGCCCGTTTTGATTCGGCAGCGGAGGGAAAAGTGGTTGTTTGATGATTATATGTCGCGCTGTGCCAGAGTTTTAACAGAGAACACTGCAAAACTTGTGGGCGGACGGTATATGCAGTCGGATCTTGATGAAATATTGCGTCCGAAGAAAGAAGACACGCGCTCTTGCGAGGAAATTACAACTGATATTGTGCGGCGGTGTGGATTGGTGGTGGAAGAATGAATTTACTAGATATTGTGGTGAAGATCACCGCTGATTCATCCGGCGTGGATGATGGAATGGATTCCGCGAAGAAGAAAGTGTCGTCGTGGAAGGATAATGTCGGGAAAGCGGCGAAAACTGCGGCGAAGGGATTTGCTGTTGCAGCAGCAGCCACGACAGCGGTCATCGCTGGAATTAGTAAGGTTATCGACGCGACTGAGGAATATCGTGTTGCACAGGGCAAACTGAACGCCGCCTTTGAAACTGCCGGATATAGTGCTGAGACGGCACAGGCGGCTTACACTGGCCTTTACAAAATCCTCGGTGACACGGATACCGCCACAGAAACAGCGCAGCTCATGGCGAAACTGGCACGCAACCAAGAAGATTTTGCAACGTGGACGAATATCGCCGCTGGTGTAAACGGCACGTTCGGTGATTCGCTGCCTATAAACGGACTTATTGAGGCCGCAAACGAGACGGCAAAGGTTGGACAGGTTACGGGCGTTCTGGCGGATGCGCTGAACTGGGCCGGTATTTCCGAGGATGATTTTAATGAATCACTTGCGAACTGCTCCGGCGAGGCGGAGCGGAACAGCCTGATCATGAATACCCTGTCCGGTACATATTCCGATGCGGCGGATTCTTTCTACAAAAATAACGAGCAGGTAATCAAATCACGCGAAAATCAGGTGAAGCTGCAGGAATCGACCGCGAAACTCGGCGAGAAGTTCCAAGAACTGAAAAACAATTTCCTCGATAAACTGACCCCAACATTCATAACGGTTATGGATGCAGGCATGCAGTTTATCGATAAAGTCTCAAAGGCCCTTGACGATTCTGGCCTCATTGAGGCAATCGGATCGATCCTTGAAATTGCAGTTGGATTGCTCGACCCGCTCGCAGATCTGATCGTGACTTTCCTCCCGGCATTGAAGGTTGCTCTTGATCCTGTCGCAAAAGTGCTTGCGTTAATTGCTGATGCTGCGAACGTCGTAGCCGGTATTTTTACATGGGATTTCAACCGGATCGGCACGGCACTCGGTATGAATGTTTCGAAGGGCCAGTTATCTACCTATCAGAAGGTTGTCTATGGAGATACGCTCAAGAGCACGTCTTATAGTGAATCCGCAGGCGGATGGACTGGAACTGGTGGCTACATTGAGGCTGGAACCGGGAAGTATGTGCCTTACTCGGCGAGCAATTCCACGACGAATAATTACAACATCAACATTGATTCGTCAAACGTGCAGCAATTTAACGATGTTGTAAACATCGCGCAAAATCAGCGCAGAACCAGCAGAATGGGAGGCGGCTAATATGGGTTATAAACAGGATCTCCGCAGAGTGGTACGGATGGGAGGGGCTTAAATGCCAGAAATTACGCTTACAGGTGCACAGTGTGCAGGTATTAGCGCATCATTCCCGTCAACAAATTTCAGCACTGAATCTGTGTATGTTGCTGGTGACGCAAACGGACTAAGTGATATTTTATTTTCATTTGCTGCACCTCCGGAAGCTGCAAGATTTAAGGCCATCGAAAATGTAACCGTATATGTAAATTACCAAGTTTCTTTTTCTACTCTTGCGCAAAGCATTACATGGTATTATCTTCGAGGCCCATTCAACGAAAAAACAGTAACATACAACAATAAACCGAGCTATGGCGGTACGAAGCTGAGCGTCTATGTAAGTTCTGCCGGGTATAAGACGGTTGTCTCCTCTGCAACAAGCCTTGCATCCTCCGTGCTGAAGTACGGGATCATGATTGCAACGAACTATTACTGGGCATTTCAGTCAACCAGAAGCAGTAATCCACCATACGCGACGTTCCGTTATACCGACGAAACCGTAGGGCTTGCAATAAGCAACACATCCCCGTCACGCGGATCTATTGTTGCTGCAAATTCCAACACCTTCTCTTGGCGTGAATCTGTAAATGGGTACTGCTATGCAGACGTTTCGCGCACGTCTGCAAAATTCCGCTGGCGCAAATCTGCATCCGACACAGTCAAGGAGATCGACGTGCCTGGCACGGCCACCTCCATCACCATCCCGGCGAATACTTTTTCCGGCGACAGCATCCAGTGGCAGATCAGCGTGACCGCGAACAGCGGCGTCACCACGACCTCCGATTGGATGACACTCTCGCTGACCGACGTGGAATCCACAGCCGTTGCGGTTGCGCCTGACCGGGCCGTGCTCGACGGAGCATCTGATAACGTGTTCAAGTGGGAACACATTATTTCGACCGGCACGGCCCAAACGAAGGCCGAATTGCAGCAGAGCACGGACGGCAGCACATGGACGGCGCTGGCAACCGTCACCGGTGCAGCCAACACATGGACGGCTCCTGCCGGAACGTTTACCTCCGGCACAAAATACTGGCGCGTGCGGACGTACAATTCCAAGGGTGCTGCGGGCGCATGGAGCGCTGCCACACAGTTTATTGTGCTGGCCGCCCCCGCAACACCGCCCGTGTCTATCGTGTCCACAGAGCCGCGCCCGGAGATCCGCTGGCAGTCGGATGAACAGCAAGCCTATCAAGTCGAGATCGATGGCGTCTATGCCTCCGGCACGCGCTTTGGAACCGGAAAGGCGTGGAAAGCCCCATTTTATCTGGCTGACGGCAGCTACACCGTTCGCGTCCGTGTACAAAACGAATACGGCTTCTGGTCGCCATGGGGCACGGCGGCGCTCCCGGTCACAAACGTACCGGGCGGCGCGATTACGCTGACGGCAAGTACCGAAAACGCAGTAACGCTCGCATGGGTGGATTCCGACAACTACGATTTTTACATTGTATACCGGGACGGGACACCGATTGCAAAGGCGGAAGATCCCGGATATGTGGATAACATGGCGATTGGCGCCTGCACATATCAGGTGCGCGGCTGCTATTCCGACAACGATTATTACGGCGTTTCTGCCGAAGTCTCTGTCTCGGTCACGCCGGAATACAACGTCTTGTATGATATGGACGCCGGAGAATGGCTGACCATGAAGCACAGCGGCCTGACCAATCAGCCGGTTACTAGAAGTATTAGCCGCTCGATTGCAGAGGTAAGACTTTCCGGGTACACATATCCCGTTGCGGAGCGCAGTAAAGCGAAAACTGCGACCTACGACGGGAATGTCGTATTCTTAAACAGAGACAGCGCCGAGAAGTTCGAGGGCATGATCGGACATCTGGTTTGCTTGAAACTGCATCCGTCGGGAGGCTGCATCGGGTATCTGAATGAGGTTTCGGGAGAGGTCAACCAATACAAGAGTGTGTATTCGTTCATGGTGACACAAATCGAGTACGAGGAGGAGATTGACATTGATTCGTGACATTTCCTTCTCTGTAAATGTTTTGCGGAATGGGGCGCATTATGCGTCCCTCCGCTGGAAACGCGATTCTGCTCCAAATGTATATACGGATAAAAACGCAAAAATTAAATCGAGTTTTGCGGGGACATTTCTTTACGATCCAAATATCAACTATCTATCTGATGAGCTGCAACCCACAATTTCCATCAATGGCGTGGAAAACTCATTGGGAATTTTCCGTATCACGACGTACAAGGAAACGACCGAAGAAGACGGGCGCTGGGTGGCGATTGAAGCATACGATCGGAGCTGGAAACTGTCCACGATCAAAACGGAAAGCATCAAGCATTTTTCCGCTGGCTCGTCGTACATAACTATCGTCCGGCAAATGCTGACGGAGGCCGGGATTTCTCTTGTGATTGCGACACCATCTGAAGCGACGCTACAAACCGACCGGGAAGACTGGCAAATTGGAACTGACTATCTTACAATCTGTAACGCGCTGCTTGATGAGATCAATTATGATCCCATTTGGTTTGATGCAAACGGTGTGGCGCGTCTGACGCCGCATGAGACGCCGAGCGCATCGAATATTGATCACCAGTACAGCACGACAGATATTCATTTTCGCGCCCCTGTCGGTCTGTCAGCGAGCCAAGAGAACGACTTTTTTGATGCACCGAATGTGTTTGTTGCAATTTGCTCAAACCCGGATTTAGACGCGCCTATGGTCGCCAGAGCAGAGAATGATAATCCATCGAGTTCTATTTCCACGTTCAAGCGTGGCCAGAAGATCACAAAGGTTGTAAAGGTTGATAATATCGCCAGTCAATCTGCGTTGCAGGCGTATGTCGAAAACATCCGCAATCAATCCATGCTCGGCACGAAGACGATCACGTTTCAGTCGTTGGCGGAGCCGGGGCACGGCATCGGGGATGTTATTGCAATCGATCATCCGACCATCGGCGGAATCTACGAAGAAACCGGATGGTACATCGAGCTGAAAGAGGGCAGCATGATGAAGCATACGGCAAAGAGGGCGGTGATTGCATGATTGGCGTGACGAGTTTTTTTGATACAGACGATACGGCACAGAAGCCACAACCTGAATTTATGCTGGCGACCGTTGGCGCAAAGTATACCGATGGACTGTCGCTGATCTTTGACGGGCAGACAGAGGCAACCGCAAAGCACTATAAATGTAACACTTCCGTTACATTCAGTGCGGGAGATCGAGTTAAAATCTGCCGTGTATCCGGAACTTACATTGTCGAGTACGTTGTTGGAAAACCGAAATAAGGAGAAAGAATATGGATGATGGGATTCAGGCAAAGATCGTGGAGATCGACCAGCGCTCGAAGAGCAACACGCACCGCATCAACGACTTAGAGGAGGACAACCGGGCACTGCACACGCTGGCGACGTCGGTCGAAGTCCTCGCCACGAAGCAGGAGGCAATCGAGAGCAACGTGCAGGAGATCAAGACGGACGTCAAGGCACTGAAAGCTGTGCCGGGGAGTAAGTGGGAAGCGCTGGTCAAGGCGGTCGTGACGGCCATTGTGGGGGCGCTGGTCGGCTTCGCGCTGGCTCATGCGGGGATCGTGTGATGGAGACTTCGAAGAAGCTGCTGATTGGCAGCGCGGCGGCAAGCGTCGTTTGCATTATCCTGAATGTGCTCGGCGTGCTGAGTGTGGAGGTCACGCTGGCAGTCATCGGATTTGCAACGACGATTGGGGTATTTTACCTCTGGAAGGCCAAGAACGAGAACAGAAGTAAATACGCAATCAAGTACATCGAGAGTTTGCCGGAAACATATACGGCAGAGGAAAAGGCACGGTTTCTGGAAATCGTGCTCAAAGATTGAAAGGAGCAAACTATGGACTACACAAACATCATTTCGGCAGTGATCGCGCTGATCTCGGCGCTGGTATCGGCATTTTTGATCCCGTGGATCAAGGAGCGCGTCGGCGCGGACAAGCTCAAAAAGTGGCAGGCGTATGTGGAGATCGCGGTCAAGGCGGCGGAGCAGCTATACAATGCCAACGAGGGCGCGGAGAAAAAGGCGTATGTGCTGCACTACCTCGCCGAGAGAGGAATCAAGTTTGATTCTGATACCGTGGACAAGATGATCGAATCTGCGGTGCTGATGCTCCACCATGAGCTTTATGGAGGCGCAAATGGTACCAATTAAAACGATGCTGGCCCATCGGGCCAACTACGGAACAAAACGCGGCGGGCCCATTGAGTGGCTGGTCATGCACTACACGGCCAACGACGGGGATTCCGACACCAGCAACGGCAAGTACTTTCAGAAGCCGCTCAATCCTGTGGCAAGCGCGCACTTTTTTGTAGACGATGATTCTATCACGATCTCCGTGCCGGAGGACTATGTAGCCTTCCACTGCGGCGCGTATCACTACACACACCCATTCTGCCGGAACTACAATTCCATCGGGATCGAGATGTGCGACGCGAAGCGCGACGGGAAGGTCATGGCAACGGCAAAGACTATCGCCAATGCCGCAGACCTCGCCGCAATGCTCTGCGAGAAGTATAACATCCCGGTCGATCATATCATCCGGCACTATGATGTGACCGGGAAGCTCTGCCCGAAGTACTGGGTGGACGATCCGGAGGGTATCAAGAAATTCCGTGAGATGGTAAAGGAGAGGATTGAAATGGTAAGCAAGTGCAAGATGATTGTTGACGGAAAACCCGTCGAGGTTGAACGTATCCTGAAAAACGGAACCAACTATGTGAAAATCCGCGACGTGGCCGGGGCGCTCGGTCTTTCCGTTTCCAATCAGGGGAACGTTCCGGTTTTGATGACCAAAAAGGGGTGATTGGATGTCGCCGCAGGCGCGGTATAATCTACCGCCTGAATTATCCGGCCTGATGCGTGGAGAAATGGAGACCGTTATTTCCCAAGCAAACCTCGGGCAGGAAAATGAGCGCATTGCACAGCTCTATTACGTCGATAAGCGCCCTCAGATTGACGTTGCATCGGAGTTGTATCTCGGGCGAGCCACCGTGCAGCGGCGGCTCCCCGGAATTCTCGACCGAATGCGAAAGACATCTAGCCGACTATATAGTTAAACTCGAAACGGGCGAAAATGATGCACAATCGCGGCACATAAACCCGAAAAACAACCCATACTGGACACGTTGAGAGGTGTCCGGTATGGGTTTTTCTTTTTACAATCCAAATCCCGCGCGGCGTCAGGTTGGGGATTGCCCTGTTCGGGCGATTTGCAAGGCGACCGGTAAATCGTGGGATGAGGTATATGTCGCGCTTGCGCTTCATGGGTTTGAGGTTGGCGATATGCCCTCCGCAAACGCTGTTTGGGGAGCGTACCTGAACCAGCTTGGCTATGCCCGGCATGGCGTACCAAGCTCCAACCCGGACACATACACAGTTGCGGAGTTCGCGCGTGACCATCCGATCGGTACATACATTCTTGCGCTTGCAACCCATGTGGTCTGCGTCAGGGATGGAGATTGGTTTGACACATGGAACTCCGGAAGCCAAACACCGCTTTATTTTTGGGAAAGGAACGAATCTGAATGTATGGACAGTACCAACCGCCGATGAGCTACCAACCATTTTATCAGCCGCCGATGCAAGACCAGCTCATGCAGCTTCGCCAACAGTATCAACCGCAGCAGCCGCCACAGCCTATGGCGCAAATGCCGCAGCCTGCCCAGAGCATGATTTGGGTACAGGGTGACGCGGGTGCAAAGAGCTACCTCGTCGCGGCTGGGAACACGGTTCCACTGTGGGATAGCGAGAACCCGTGCATTTATATCAAGAGCGTGGACGCGTCCGGCGTTCCGTCCATGCGGGTTCTGGATTACACGGAGCGCACGGGCGCGAGAACACCAGCACAGCCGATCATACCGGCCAGCGGGGAATTTGTCACCCGAAGGGAGTTTGAAGCGATGGAAGCGCGTGTGAACGCGCTGGCGGCTGCTGGCGCGGAGAACAAGAAGGAGGAATACCACAATGCCGAACCCGCTGTTTAACGCGCTTGGCGGCGGCAGAGCGCCGCAAATGCCCGGCCAGATGGGGCAGTTTCAGAGAATGATGCAGCAATTCCAGCAATTCAAGGCGAACTTTAATGGCGACCCGAAAGCCGAGGTTGAAAAAATGATGCAATCCGGCAAGCTCACGCAGCAGCAGCTAAACCAGCTGCAGGCCGTTGCGCGGCAGTTTCAGGGGCTTATGCAATAATCAATCCGTGGCCACGGTTGATAATAAATTTTCTTCAAGGAGTACGACAAAATAAGCCTTACCGATGGTACGACTATGACTATGCCGGTAGCACCTACTGGCATGGGCGGCAACGGCTGGGGCGGCTTCGGCGGCGATGGCGGATGGTGGTTTATCATCCTGTTCCTCGCGATCTTCTGCGGCTGGGGCGGCAATGGCTGGGGCAACAACAATGGCGGCGGTGCGACGGATGGATACATCCTTGCATCCGATTTCGCCAACATTGAGCGCAAGCTTGACGGCGTCAATAACGGCCTGTGCGACAGCTTCTATGCGATGAACACCAGCGTCCTGAACGGATTTGCGGGCGTCACGCAGGCGGTCAACAGCGGATTCCAGACGGCGGAGCTATCCCGCGCGAACCAGCAAGCCGCGCTGATGCAGCAGCTTTTCCAGATGCAGATGCAGTCTCAGAACTGCTGCTGCGAGAACCGGGAAGCAATCGCACAGGTGCGGTACGACATGGCTTCGCAGGCGTGCGACACGCGTAACACCGTACAGAACGCAACGCGGGACATCATCGACAACCAGAACAGCAACAGCCGAGCCATTCTTGACTTCCTGACGCAGAGCAAGATGCGCGATCTCGAAAACGAGAATCAGGGGTTGCGGCTGGCGGCATCTCAGTCTGCGCAGAGTGAAGCACTCAAGGCATACATGAGCGGCCAGTTCGCCTACTACAACCCGCGCCCGGTTCCGTCGTTTGCGGTTCCCGCACCGTATCAGTTCGCCGGGTGTAATGGTTCGCAGTATGTCTGCGGTGCCTGCGCCTAACAAATCCACAAATTGAGCTTTTTCGTGACCTCACGAAAATGGTCGGCTCCGTGTCGATACTCACAGCAGCGGCGGGGCAATCGCTCCGCCGCATTTTATATCTATCAAAGAGAGG